GTAGACATGAGAGCATCGTTATTCATGCCAAACAACTCCATAATGGAATCTTTCTGCTGATTCCACGTAATAGGAAGGTTCTCATTAGCCTCTAGTTCGACTGAACCAATCTTACCCTGCAATTCAGCCATACGCACAAACACGTTGATGAAGTTACCGAACTCATCACGTTTTACCTGCTTCTCATCATCCTTCATCTCTTTGATGTACATCGGGATGACTTTACCGAAAATGCCCTTCCACCACAGCAACAACATCTTCCATGTGCCCTGAAGACGCTGAAGTGCTTGTGCGCGTGACATACTGTATTCACTAGCTGTTCTGGACCCAGACATCTGTCCACCGAACAAACTAGGCAAAGCACCGGATACCATCTGTCCCATCTCCTGTACCTTCTGAGCGAACGGGAGAACTTCCTGAGACAGTGTAGCAGTCTTTACTTCATAGAAACCTTCCCCGAGGGGTCTACCTGACTTTGGAGTAGCTGGGTATATTCCTCCAGGTATAACCTCTGAGTTTCGATATGCGTGGAAGTTAAGAACCTTTGGATCAGCAAATGTTTGCGGAATTCCATGTTCAATAGTCTGAAGAACGAGACTAATGAGATCATTCGTGATATCCTGAACAGATGTGAGAAGTAGTCCAATTGGATCGAAATGGATGTAATCTGACAGTGGATTATAGGTAAGAGTCCATGAATCGTCCATTTTCGCATTGCATCCCTCTGCAACGAGATCATTGACAATTACCACCTTCACACCATCAGGAAACTGCTTCTTCAGATCCTTAGATTCTTCTTCACCCAAAACATTGAACGCGCACGGACGGAGCCAGCAGTTACGCACGGTTACATTATTTATCGGATGCTCACCGTGATACTGTGGACTGACACGGCCCCACTGTTCATAGAGGTCGTATTGAGCACCACCTTTACTGATCTTGTCGCGGAGGTGCTGATACTTTTCGAGTACATTAGACCAATGCGTTTCATAAGAATAGATAAGGTAACTACATTCACTCTGGTTACGTGCCCATACTGGGACTTTAACGAATAGACCACCATACACTTCCATCTTGATACGAGATTTAGGATGCTTGGTGACTCCCACTAGATTCGTAACAGTGAATGATTGAGTCTGGATGCTAGGAATGACCTGCTGAGCACAGTTAGGGCATACTTCAAGCCCCTCATTGATAGCAGAGTGAAATTCAGCCGATTCATCATCGGGCATGAATTCATCCATCTCATTGTCAGTAATGGATGGATCTGTCATCTCTTTCTGACAGATTGGGCAAATCTTGTGCTGTTCCTCAACTAGCTCGTCTTCATACTGCTTTTCGTCGTATGTACCGTATTCCTCTTTAGCTTCTGGATAAGTGTAGCAAGCTGTCATTCCTTCAGTGACATGAATGAACAGAGCATGAAGCCAGAACAGAGGCATATCGTTGTGCTTGAAGACAAGCTCAGCGATCTTATTACCTGCCTTAGCAGTAGTGACATCTAGGGGGTTATCAGCATCATCAGGATAACAAGTAACAGGAGGAACAGTGACAGACAGAGCTGCAATAATGCTTTCGAGATAAGCGCGGTATATGTTGACCGGCTTATCGTAGAACCCCTGATCAGATTCATCAGCCGCTTTGCCATCAGTTTCGGGAACACGCCAGTCATGCGCCACCTCACTGTAATAGGTGTGCTGTACGTTCTCCCAAAGCAGTTTGAGTCGTCTCCAAGTGCGAATCTGTCTATCTCGCACACCTCTATCTTCATCGTCGAAATGATCGACAATCTGCTTTAGCAGTGCTTTAGTAGCGTCGTCTATCTCGCGCGCCATTAGTATTCTTCTTCCGCAACTGGAGCACGCCGACGCCTAGCACTAGCACGCGGAGTCAACTGATCACCGAAAATACTCCCTGTTCCACTGCCATCATCAGATACAGGAGGAGAAGGAGCAAAGTTAGGATAGATAGGAGGAGTATTAGCTGTAATGACTGTCGGATTCCCTTCGGCGTCATCTGGGCCAATAGTCTTGGTTTCATAACCCCTACGGAATGGCTGATTCATAATTGCCTGATTTCTACCGGCAAAGATGGAATTAGCCAAATTAGGCATATTTTGATTGATTCTAGTCTGTGCTCCTGATGGGAGAGGTACTCCCTCAGTAGATGTAGCAGCTGGTCTAGGTGTGTTCTGTGGAGTTGCAGGATCTCCACCAGATGGATTCCTCATCCCAGCAACCTGATTTACTATATTGGCAATCTGAGCTTCCTTACCTGTAGCTCCACCAATGCCAGCGATATTACCAGCTACGCCGCCAAGTGTCTTATTACTACCACTCAGCACGTTAGCCAGCTGACCTGAGAATCCACCTAGCTTAGATGCACTAGACGCGCCTGTACCAGCCTTAGATGCGATGCTACCAATTTTAGCTCCAGCACCCACACCAGTACCTACAGATTTACCAGCACCACTTAGCGCACCGCCGAATCCACCTGTAAATGCACTAGCGAGGCCAGCACCAGCAGAAGCCATGCCAAGATACTTGTCAAATTTAGAAGGCGCGATTCCTTTTTCAATTGCTTTCTTGGCATCATGCTCAGCCCATTTCTGACCGAGTTTTTGCGTGGCTCCAGTAGCCATAAGTGACGCGCCGCCAGTAAAGGGCGCAGCCACATATGGAGCAGCCTGGAGAGCTATCTTGCCGAGTTTATTCCAAAAGCCCATGTTCCCTACCTCAAATTAGCTGGAACATTGATGATGCCGAACATGGAGAGAATGTACAGTATGGAGAAGAGAATTACGACAGCCCTAATAAGCATCTGAACAGGGGGACTCATCGGGATATATGTCTCCACTAGGTAGAGACAGAATCCTAGGACGACGAGAATAACGATCATCTGAATCATTTCTTCCCCTTTTTCATCTTCTTTTTCTTCTCTTCTTGTTCATAGAATTGATAAGGACTCAGCCATCCAGTTCCATCTTCTTTTTCTTCTTCTTTAAATCTATCTAGAGGATAGCGTTCATAAACTTTAAAGGGAGTTCCTACATTCTGCATAACCTTTTTAGCTATCCAGTTACCCGCACTAGCCAATGGACTCTTTCCTCCACCACTACCTTCAAGTATATTACTAGAAGTATCAAAATCCCATACATCATATTTACTATTATACTTATCACCGTAAGATTTAGTGTAACCACCGAGACCATCTATCATGGGATAATCATGTTCCCCTACTCGTGTTTCAGGTAGGCGACGATAAACTAGATCATCTGATGGCCCCATTCCCATTCCCTTAGTAGGTCTTAGTGGCTGACGAGGAATAATATCTCGATCTGGATGCATGTACTGTTCGAGATAGATCCTATCCTCATCCATGAAATTATTGCCCTGACTAGCACCAAATTTCACAAGTTTTTCAAGTATTCCCTCTTCTAAATCAGTTGGATGAGGATTATCTCTTACTTCTGGAGATATAATAGGTGGTGGACCTGGATCTGGTTCTTCTACTTCATCAAACAATGGGACATTAGGTACCCTCTTAGGATTGGGCTTATGACTAGGTAAAGGCTTAATATCCCAAGAAGGACCGAGTGGCATTAGTTAATCCCCACTTCCTTTTCCAAATCTGCAATCTCTTTTGTTCTATCCTTCATCAACTTAGCCTTAACCCTGTCTTCAGCTTCCAACATCTGCTGTTTTACACGCCACGGAGTGAATTGTGGTGTGATTGGAACGTGTTCTTCAGGAGCTGAAGGTGGCTCGGCCTTAACTGGTTCCAATAGACGCAATAGAAGATCCCGTCGTTCAGCATCGCTCTTATGGAGTTGCTCACGTAAGATCTCACACGTTTCACATGGAGTATCAGTCAGGCCGAACCACTTATACATTAGCTGTTTTAGCATTTGGATCCTTTATAATCCACCTGTCTGGGTCACATGTATATCCACATATTCCATCAGGTGGACAACGCGGATCAATTAGAACTTTAACTGGTAGACCATCCGAGCACGTTGGTGGCATACGCACTTTGGGAAATGATCTACTGACACAACCGAAATTAATGACGATAGCGACCAACAGGGCGAATCGTCTCATCGGAGTCCGTTTCTACCTTGTGCATGTTACGATAGAAGGCAGTCCAATCCTTGTTCTGATGTAGCTGTTGTACCAGTCTGTCCTGTGCTTCGACACGCTTGAATTCCTCGTTTGCTTCTCCAAAGAAACCTTCAGCTGCATCAACAAGATACCGCAGACCATCAATTGGGTCATCCCCATCGAATTCTGCAATGTCTTCGGCTGCTTTGTTTCCTTTGGGTTTGTCATAGCTACACGCTTTGATAGCTTCGACTAAAACTGGGCACGCACCCGCGAAAATCTGTAATTTTGGAATATTCTGTTCAGGTTCAACTGGATTGAATGAGTCT